CCTTCTAGATGGGATCCCCTGTGGTACCCAATATTCGCAATGTAAATTTATTCGTGATGCTCATGTAGCTGTTGCGAACTTACCACACGTTGATAAAGAACACAAATCTGCTCAAATGAAGGTGAGTCTGGTAGAGAAAAAGATAGCTAGCTTACGGCCTGATTTCGTCCGAGATAGGTTAGAAAAGTACAGTGCTATTATAGAGAAGAAAAATACTGTAACTCATGAAATCGCAGATTTAAATTTATCAATCGAAAGAAATCAGACTTCTATAGAGCGAATTAAATATGAGCTTAAAGAGTTAGAAGAGAAGAAAGAGAAGTATGAAGAGAATAAGGAAGTAATCGAAAACTTCGAAGAGTTTACAACAGAGTTATCTGCCTGCATGACAAAGTTAGAAACAGCTTCCGTGAAATACGACTCTTGCCAACAACAAACCTTAGAACTTTACAAGGATGTTGGCTCCATGGAACAAAAAGTAGAAAGTATTAAAGAACAAAAGCAAGAATATAAAAATCTTCAAGAAGAATTTTCTGCGTACGATTTGTATATGAGATGTATGCACTCCTCGGGCATTGCTTACGATATTATCAAAAGAAAACTACCAGTCATTAATCAAGAAATTGCTAAGGTTCTTGCAAATATTGTAGATTTTGAAATCTTCTTTGAAGATTCAGGAAAGAAATTTGATATCTTTATTAAGCACCCTAGGCATGACGCCCGACCTATTGAAATGGCCTCCGGAGCAGAAAAAACTATGGGTGCTATGGCAATTCGTTTGGCTCTTTTGAGTGTCTCCTCACTACCTAAGAGCGACTTATTCATCCTTGATGAACCGGGTACTGCTCTAGACGAAGAAAATATGGAGGGCTTTATTCGAATTTTGGAACTAATTAAGGTATACTTCAAGAACGTTTTGTTGATCTCTCACCTTGACTCGCTCAAAGATTGTGTTGATATGCAAGTTGTTATTGAAAAGAAAGACGGATACGCAAAAGTAAATCAATAGGAGTTGCGCAATGAGGATTACCAGAACTGAGCTTAAAAAGCTGATTGTAGAAGAAATACAAGCAGCATTAAACGAAGAGGCAAATCCATCTGCCTTAGATCCAGAGGTGTTCCCCCAGAAACTTTCACAAGTAAAGCCGAAGGGCGCCCGTTTTATGTCAAAGACTGGCACCAAAGACGGCTCGGGCCCCGACGACGTTATCGGTGTTTCACACAAACCTCAAGGTGTCGCACCAGTTGGCAAGCTTAAACCGTCCCAATCTAGCATGAATATTGAAAAAGCAATGGCATTTGTCGTAAACATGCTCTGGCCGGGAAACAAAGGTTTAAATCCCGGCGGTGATTTGGGAGCGTTTATCAGCAATGACGGATATATAATGGATGGCCACCACCGGTGGGTATCAACAGCCATGATCGATCCCACTGCACAAGTAGGGGGCTATCTAGTTGATTTCCCGGGACAACAACTAGTAGCGGTCTTGAACACCATGACAAAAGGTCTTTTTGGAGTACAGAGAGGCAAGCCAGCTACAGGCGGCTTTGATCAGTTTACCCCAGAGAAGATGAAAGAACAGTTGATTAAGTATGCAAAAGCTGGTGTCTGGGATATGAAACCAGAAGACGTCATGCAGGTGTTACAAAAATTTACTGGACAGCAAGGCGAAGCAGCTATTGACGCTGCCGTTCAAAAAATGGCACAAAATTTAAGTAGTGTGACTTTTGACACCCCCTCTTGGGCTTCTGATCGCGTTGAAATGCCAGTCGTGGATGATGACAATGTTGCCATCGCCGCGAAAGCACTTGATGGTGGACAGGTCAATGTCAATCCACCCTATAAACCAAAAGAGGAACCTAACTCATAATGTCAGACGAAAACGATAACAACGAAGATAAGAACGAATTTGATTTTCTGCCTCCCGCAGAACCACCTCCCGCTTTTGCGCAGGAAAAAGACAGTTACCACGAAGAAGTAGATGCAGAAGATTTCGGTATGGTTGAAGACTTCGGATTACAGATGGAATACTCTGATGAAGATTTGCTCCCCGAGAATACAGCACCCTCATCTATCAATGTTGGTTTTGTCGGTGTCGGCGGTGGAGGCAATAAAATGGCGAATGCGTTTATTGAATTAGGTTTCAATAAGACGCTACTCGTAAATTCAACAGGTAAAGACATTCCAAAGAATGTCGAAGAGGATCACGTTGTCCTCATTCCCGATTCTGATGGAATCGGCAAAAACGTAGACTACGGAAAAGAGGTTTTAAGTCAAAATGGTGCGATTGTTGAAGATGCCCTGCGTATCAAGCTCGGTAAAGTTGATTGGTTATTCGTCCTTGCTGGCGGTGGCGGCGGTACCGGTAGCTCTGTTACCGCTCTGCACCCTGTATTTGAGCGTTACATGCGCTCTGTGCAGTCGAGTGGCAAGATCGTTTACATAGTCTCTTGGCCCACTGCACAAGAAAACCTTAACCCTACAATCGCTCGTAATGCGTTGACGCTGGCAAATGATGTTGCCAAGCATCCACACATCATTCTAGACAATGAACGAGCTACACGCTTACTGCGCGGCAGAATCGGCATGCTCGGCATGTACCCAGTCGCCAATACAACTTTTGCTAAGTCACTTGCCCAAGTGTTAAAGCTCTCCACCGAGGATTCACCGATCCAATCTTTTGACAGCAAGGATTTGGAAACATGTTTGGGCAATGACGGTCGTGCCTTCTTAGGCTCAACTATGATAAAAGATCCAAATACTGCTAAGCTTGGATCGGTGATCCTTCATAACTGCATGAACAGATCAGCGTGCCCCCCACCGAAGGGAAAGGCAGCGGCTGGTTCATTGGTTTTAGTCGTCTCGGAGGAGATGGTGGCTGACCCTAAAGTCAGTAAGAATATTGAGTCAGCAATCGCTTATGTCGGCGGTCGATGCGAGACACTGTTCTCGGGCGTTTATGTCCGAAAGAATGTGCCCGGATTGATTGCGATACTAAGTATGAATGGATTAGCAACATGAAAGGAATAATATAATGGCTATAAGAAAAAACACAAGAAGATTTGACCCTCGTTACTTCATGGACGAGAGGACAGATATCACTAAAGAACAAATAGATGATATGCCTCAGTACAATGATGAACCTGACGAAGAAGGTGCATACGACACCGGTGAAGAGCGTATAAGTCCTGACGAACTTCAAGAAGAAGAGGTTCAAGATTTAGCTGATAAGTTCGATGTAGAAGCTACTGTTGAAACAGCCAGTGACGGAAAACCAGCAATTTTAGTATGGCATAAAAACGGTGATGTATCTGCGTATCACGACGGAGAAGAGATGTATCAAGATCTTGCAAGTCGAATGGAAATGAGCGAAGGGTTGGAAAATGTTACCCCCGAAAACATCCAGATAGCAGTAGAAGCTTTCAAACAAGTTGCAATGAATCTAGCGCCAGCAGTAGTGTTGCCTGCGTTAATGATGGCATACAAAGAACTTAAAATGAGTAAAAAGGAATAATATAATGAATTGGCTAAAAACACTTTGGAATAATATAGTAAACAAAACATCAGTCTCGGCCACACTTGTGGCGGTAGAAGAAGATGAAGGGTGCTGCGCAGAGATTTTTCTGCACGTCCTTCGGGAGGCTGGTGTCTCAAAACACGTAAAGAAAGCTAATGGACTGGTGCTTTTTGAGGAGTGGTATAACGGACCATGCAATGAAGATAGTATCCGCGCCGCAATGGCAGATTTTAAAGCAGCACACCCCGCGGTTGCAGCTAAGATGGCTGGCAAGCTTTAAATGAAGATCACCAAGTCCCGACTCAAGCAAATTATCGAGGAAGAGGTTACTAGCGATAAAGCGCTCTTAGCAGCGATTACCAAGTTAACTGATTCTATTGATGGTCTGGACGTTAGCATAGACTTCTTGTCGGCCGCCACAATAGGGCAGAGTCCAATATCAGTCGGCAGTGGACAAAAGAACCTAGGTCGATTATATTCCCCGCCCCCACGCCGTAATAACAAAATGGACGAGCAAGAAGGTATGCAGGACCAAGTGCTTTGCAAGGGGATCCTTGACACAATTGAGGAACTACAAAATCAGAACCCAGATAATAATGAAAGCTCATTTTCTATAGAAAACCAAATTGATGTGTTAGAGAATTTGCTCATGTTAAAGGGATGCTCCGATTTAAAAGAACAGCACACCTGACCAGATAAAGAAAGTTCAGGTGAACTTGAAGAAGATGACAGAGTATCAAAGAAAATTTCCCATCTAAAAAGCAAAGAAGGTATGCCCCAGGACCAAGCGGTAGCCGCTGCAATTAATATGGATAAAGAAGGTCGTCTTACAAAAGACGGAAAATACAAAAAAAAGAGGTAAAAAATGATGGCAAAAGCACAAGCATTCGTAGACACTTGGTTGGCAAAACTTACCTCTCGTAAGCTGATGGTCTGGCTTACGGCAACAGGTTTAACTTTTACAGGTCATGTCACAAGCGAAGACTGGGTTCTAATATCAGCGATTTATATCGGTGGACAAACAGTTATTGATGGATTGGCCCGACTAAAAGGATATAATGATTAAACAGAAAATACTAGAATTTGCTCTGAATAATTGGAAAGCAATACTGATAGTATTGCTTTTAGCCGTTATAGCTCTCAAGAATAGTCGTGATTATAAGCTGATGCAAACAGCATACGAAACTCAAATAGAATCGCACGAGGCCCAAATTGAGGGATTAAAAGAGATTCATAAAAAAGAAATTAGAGAAAAGCAAAAACTAATGGAAAACCATATGGAATCCATCGCAGCCATTGAAGAAGACTATGAAAATGCTTTAGAGATGATTGAACAGCTAAGAAGAGATAAGAAAGGTGAGTACAGAAACAAATTCAACCAAGACAGAGAACAACTAATTAAAGACATAGAATCTAGATTTGGTATTCAATATGCTCCTTAACCTTCTCCTGGTATTGAGCCTGTCGGCTAATGCAACCGAACCCGCCAAATTTTCAATATTAGAATATAGACAGCCAGCACCATATGCCGGCGTTATATTCGACGAGAAAGCCATGGCAAAAATATTAGCAGACTATGACATATACAAATATTCGTGTGATATTAAAATGGATTATCAGCTAAAGATTCAAAAAGAAGAATATGATTTCAAGCTAGAGAACTTAAAAATCGAACATAGAGCCTTAACAGATGAATACGATTTGTTTATAATGCAGAAGGACAAAGAGATTAATCTTCTATCCACTGCACTAAAAAAAACATCTCCCCGTCACAAATGGTTGTATTTTGCTGGTGGGATCCTCATTGGTACTGCGGCCTCATATGGCGCATATAAGGCAATAAATGAAAAATAAGAACACGCAAGAGCTGGATCGACTAGCAGCAGTCGAGAAAGCCATCTCCCAGAAATATGGCAAAGAAGCGATCCAGAATCCACGCAGTGAGTGGAGCGAGGAAAAAGAAAAAGAATACATCGAGCAGATGAAAGATTTCTATAAAGCAAAAAGCTTAAAGGAAAAGTGGAAAGATAAAATTGATGTTAATGGTATAAAGGCTACAAAAAAACTACTTAATAGAGAATCTCTAAGAACATGTTCGGTCTGCGGGAAATTCCCAAAGAAAACTATGGATGATGTTTGTCTTCTAAAATTTGAATGTTGCAATAAATGCTATCTTCAATATGTAGAAGGAAGAGAAGACAGATGGAAAGAGGGATGGAGACCAAGTGAAGATAAATAAAGAAAAACTCAAAGACATGATCCGCGATGTAATTAACGAAGAGACTGAACAAGACCCAACCAAAATTAAAACAGGTTCGATGTCGACCGGCGCCCGTGTAAAGGGCGCCCGAGATCGCATCATGGGCGATGACGAAGAATTCACTAATCAAGAAAGAAATGTCATCGACCAATTAGAAAAGTTTATCTCCGATCTGGCTGCTGAGCCGGGAATCGATTTGATGAAGTTCCGCCCCCTTTTGCAAAGAGTATTAAAACTTTTACAACAACAAGCTGCTAAATCTATAAAGCAACCACAACAAGGAGAAGCACAATAATGGCAACAGTTTACGAAATAGTGCAGGGGCTTTCCCAAGCCGCCGCAAATGCATACGATGGGGCACTTGGTGAAGACCAATCCACCACAAAGACTGGCGTTCTGCGCCGAGAAGAGGGTGACGCCCTTATTGACCAAAGAGTCATGGATGGCTTCAACGTAAAGTTTTACGGAGATATGATGTGCTTAGGATATCAGTCTGAGGTCAGACTCAAAGAAGTATATGCCAATGGATTTGAGGATGAGATCTCACAACGTGTAGCAGATATTGCTGGATTCCTTAAGAAAGAATACAAGAAGATCACTGGCAAAACCGTTGCTCTCACCGAAGAGGGGGAAATTGATGTGCGCGTAGAAAACTCCTCCAGAGTGCGCTCATGGGTCACTGCCAAAATGCATTATAAAGTTGGTGGACTGGTCTCAGAGATGAACGATGATAATAGCGGCTCTACCAACCCTGTCGAAGCTGGCTGGAAAACTTTCTTAGACCAAGGCGGTTGGGATGGGCCACGCCCAAGCAACGATACTCGCTCTAAGAAATCGGGAGAGTAAAACAATGAATGTCTCTCGCGCCGACCTATATCGCCTTATTATAGAAGAGTATGCCAAGGAAGAAGGTATCGAAATATCTGAAGATAAAGCGGACGACTTACTCGATTATATCCGTGGCGGCGAGCGTCCACAATGGATGGATGATAGCGAGAAAGAAGTTCCAGCCCCACCGGAAGTGCCTCCTGCTCCTGAGAAAGAAGATAGCGATACTTTTGTTATGGACACCCTACCCGGCGCTGACATGTCCGATGAAGATATAGTATCCACCATCAGCCAAATGATTCAAGGTCGAGACCCAGAACATGTATCCGAGCTTTTCCAAGCAGTGTTCGCTCAGATCCCCGGAGTTGAGATGGGGGACGCCGAAGAGGAGCCCGAGTCGTTATACTCTCCGGGCGCCGAAGGACGCCCAGTTGCAGGATTTCAACTTGAAGAACTTATGGAGCTTATTCGCGAAGTACTTGAAGAAGGACATTACCACGATATGACGGATGAACTTGATTATCCAGATCCCGTTGACGAAATAGTGCAAAAAGCATGGGATGCTGGCATACGATTTCCAGAGCCTCTTACCGACCGTTCTAAGTTAAAAAATGAAGATAAGGAAAAGCTTTATGAGTTAATGCATGAAGCTGCCGGCGGAATGTCTATGGGGCGAGATGCCAGCCTTAGATATATGGAAGACATTATTGAAGAGCTGTGGAAGAAACAAGACGAAAATGAAGATGTATGAGTTTTCAATTAGACAAGAAACAGAGAGTTAAAGAAATACTAAAATGCGGCAAAGACCCATCGTATTTTCTTAAGACCTACGCCCGTATATCACACCCGATGCACGGGTTAATTCTTTTTGACACATACGAGTTTCAAGATGACCTGTTAAAAGACTTTAACGATTATCGTTTCAATGTCATCCTCAAAGCTCGCCAGCTTGGTATCTCAACGATTACCGCTGGTTATGTTGTGTGGCTTATGTTATTCCACCGCGATAAAGCAATTTTGGTTATGGCGACTAAGTTTGCGACAGCAGGAAACTTAGTTAAAAAAGTTAAAAACATCATGCGGAACCTTCCGGATTGGCTGAAGATAGCTACGATTAGCGTAGATAACAGAACTTCATTCGAGCTTTCAAACGGCTCTTCTATAAAAGCCACATCGACATCCGGTGATGCAGGTCGTTCTGAAGCGCTGTCTCTCTTAGTTCTTGATGAGGCTGCACACATTGAAGGTCTGGAAGAACTATGGACCGGCCTGTATCCAACGCTTTCAACCGGTGGGCGGTGCATTGCACTGTCGACTCCAAATGGTGTTGGTAACTGGTTTCACAAGACGTGCATCGACGCTGAAGCCGGAGCTAATAACTTTAACCTAACCACGCTACCATGGGATGTACATCCCGACAGAGACAAAGTTTGGTATGATAAAGAAACCAGGAATATGTCTAAACGTCAGATAGCACAAGAGTTAGCCTGCAACTTCAATACATCTGGAGAAACTGTGATAGATCCAGAATGCATGGAGTGGCTTGTTGCAAATGTGAAAGAGCCAAAGTATCGTACCGGCTTTGACCGTAACTTTTGGATCTGGGAAGAATTTGACCCGACGTTTAATTACTTGATGGTGGCCGACGTTGCCCGCGGCGATGGCGCCGATTTCTCAACATTTCATATTGTAAAGCTTGAAACTCTAGAGATCATAGGTGAATACCAGGGAAAACCCACACTAGACATGTACGCCAATTTATTAAATCAGGTGGGCCGAGAGTTTGGAAACTGCATGCTGGTGGTGGAAAATAACAATATTGGATACTCAGTTTTAGATAAACTTATAAACGACCACCGTTATCCTAATGTATATCACTCTATCAAGTCAACCCACGAATACATTGAACAATACCAAGCAGACATACGCACAAGCGCGGTCCCGGGCTTTTCTACTACAATGAAGACTCGACCTCTGATTGTTGCAAAACTAGAAGAATTCATCAGAAACAAACTAATTAAGGTATATTCATCTCGTACGTTAAACGAAATGAAAACTTTTATTTGGAGGAACGGTAAGCCCCAGGCGATGAAAGGCTACCATGATGATCTAATCATGGCCCTCGCAATTGCCTGTTGGGTTCGAGATACTGCATTACAATCAAACGCTAGAGAGTTAAACTATCAAAAAGCCTTTGTTGAAGCGATATATACCACAAAAACCAGCATGAACACCCAAATTAAAGGACAAGATGGCTATAAAAAAGATAACATTTTTGATAAAATGAATCAAGCAGAAGAATTATATAGTCAATATAAATGGATTATAAAGTGAGAAAATAAATGCCCTTAGACAACAACCCAGCAAATAAACAAAATAGCTTATTTAAAGCTCTGACGAGATTGTTCTCCGGACCAATCATTAGCTACCGATCTCAATCTGGTAGAAGGATCCGCAGACAACATCTAGATAAGTTTTCGTCGCGGTTTCAATCCGCATCAGGTCAACAGTTTAAGAAAACCCTATACAACCCACTTGATATCGTTGCAACCAACGCAATGCAAAATCAAGCCCGGGCCGAAAGGTACGTAGACTTTGATCAGATGGAATACACCCCAGAGATTGCATCTTCGATGGACATTTATGCAGATGAAATGACAACATATTCTGATCTACGTCCGATGTTGAATATTAAATGCCCCAATGAAGAGATAAAAGCAGTCTTATCTATTTTGTTTGATAACATTCTCAATCTTAAATATAACTTATTTGGTTGGGCCCGCACAATGTGCAAGTATGGGGACTTCTTTTTGTATCTGGACATTGACGATAAGTACGGAGTCCAGTCAGTCATCGCACTTCCATCAAATGAAATCGAGAGACTAGAAGGATTAGACTCCACGAATCCCAATTATATTCAATATCAATGGAATTCCGGCGGAATGACATTTGAGAACTGGCAAGTTGCACACTTTAGAATTCTTGGCAATGACAAATATGCCCCGTATGGCACGTCAATCCTTGAGCCTGCCCGACGCATTTGGCGTCAACTCACTCTCATGGAAGATGCCATGATGGCATACCGCGTTGTAAGGTCCTCGGAACGCCGTGTGTTTAAGATTGATGTAGGTGCTATTCCACCACAGGACGTTGAACAATACATGCAAAAGATTGTGACCAACCTCAAGCGTCACTCTGTTATTGATAACAAGACCGGCCGTGTTGATTTACGGTATAACCCCATGTCTATTGAAGAAGACTACTTCCTTCCTGTACGCCCAGGCTCAGCCACAGCAATCGAAAGCCTCGCAGGAGCACAAAACATTACAGCGATTGACGATATCAAATACCTTCGTGATAAGCTGTTCTCTGCTCTCAAGATCCCCCAAGCGTACCTTGCAATGGGTGAGGGCGCAGCAGAAGATAAGACAACGTTGGCCCAGAAAGACATTCGTTTCTCGCGCACCGTACAACGGTTGCAGCGTGTTATCATTGCAGAGCTAACCAAAATTTGTATTATTCACCTTTATACTCTTGGTTTCCGCGGCGATGATTTATTGGGTTTTGATTTAAGTCTCAACAACCCTTCCAAAATTGCAGAGCTTCAAGAGCTTGAGCATTGGAAGACTAAATTTGATATCGCTGGTTCTGCCACAGAAGGATACTTCTCACGTCGCTGGGTTGCTGAGCATGTGTTTGGCATGTCGAATGAAGAATTCGTTCGCAACCAGCGCGAAATGTATTACGATAGAGAACAGGATGCAGCACTACAGGCGGTGGCGGAAGCTGCAGCCGCCGGCGAAGCTGGTGGGGGACTCGGAGGAGACCTTGGTGGTGATTTAGGCGGCGATGATCTCGGCGGTGATTTAGGCGGCGACTTAGGTGGTGACCTCGGTGGACCGGAAGAGATGCCAGCTGGCGACGTCGGTGGAGATGAAGGAGGGGGTGACGAATCATCACTTCTAGCAGTACCTCCCGGATCTAGAAATGCACCACGTTTAACTCCGGGCGCTAAAGAAAAAGTATATAATCCTAAGAGAGTCGACCGCCGCGATGCTGGCGCGCGAACACGCTCTATCGCATCTAAGTACGCGAAGGAAAAGAGCAGCAGCACTTTGCGCAACATTGTTCCAGGGCTAACAGATATTAATACCCTAAAGAATGGTTCCGGTATCGGAATAGGCATTAATGAGTATGATCACTCTACTTATAAGCAGCGAGAGATAGATGAGGAGAACAAAGTTTTCCAAGTCAATGAGTCTATCCGAAGTCTTTTAAACGATTTGGATGCAAATAACAAAACTTTAACGGAGAAAGAAAATGAAGACAAGACACAACAAAAAGCGTAACACCGCATTTGTATATGAGGCCCTTATTCGAGAGAATACGGTAGCCATTTTGAGGGGTGACACTAGAACTCAAAAAACAATTGTGGAGATTGTCAAAAAGCATTTTTCTGTTAGCTCTCCCTTGAAAAAAGAGCTAGAGTGTTATCGGTCCCTGTATGAAAATCAAACCCTAGATACAGAAACCCACCAAAAGATCTTAAAAGAATGCAAGCTGCAGCGCGCCCTCATTTCTACAGAAGACTTGTTCGCCGCGCAGACAGCTTTAATACATGAGGTCAACAAATCTCTTTCCCCATCAATATTTAAAAACTTCGTCCCCAATTACAAGACTTTGGCAACCATCGCCCAAATATTTTCAGACACCACTACTCCCAAACAAAGAGTAATTTTGGAAAACCAGATGATTGCAGAAATGAAGGAGCAGACAGAGCCGGCACAAATTGCAGAGCATATAGATAATGTTGTTTATAGGGCGTTTGTTAAGAAGTTTAATGACAAGTACGACGGAGAATTATTAGATGAGCAAAAAGAGCTTTTAGCTCACTACATCGCCTCATTCTCAGATAATGCTTTGGCTTTAAAGATGTTTCTCAATGAAGAAATCTTACGACTCAAAGACGTCATGAGTGCTGCACCGCTCTCAGAACACATCAAAGAAGATACGAATATGATCGAGAAGAGCAAACAAGTATTAAATGTTCTCGATTCTTATGCACAAGAAGGTGTTAATGAGAAAATGTTGTCAACGATTTTAAAGACTCAGAAATTAGCAAAGGAGATCGCCCCTGATGGCCATAATAATTAAGGTTGGCGAAAAGTCCAACGAAAAGAAAGTTAGACTCGAACTGGATGCTCGAAAAAGTATTAGTGGTGATGTGATGGTGTTTGACCATGGCGATATTGATATCGTCCTGTCTCCATCAACCAATAAGGTTATTGCGTTCCCCAAGGATATTCTTAATGATATGGTGTACGGCGCCCAAAACAGATTGTTTACCCACCTCCAGAAGCGCGGCTTAGTTATTCCGGAATCTATTAAGGCTGGATCATTCTTTGGCTCATTCGAAGCAACAATGCAGAAATCTGTTTCCGAAAAGATTAGCCCAGCGAAGCTTGCCTTAATTAACATTTCTAATTTTATTGATGAAGAGCGCCCATACTTCGAGAGTACTGATGCAATCATCTCAATGACAGACGATGAACTGATTCATCCCGATAAGGCTGACTCTACCGAGCTTGGCGAGGTGCCACAAAATGTAGAGAAGGGTTCGATCAGACCCGGCTACGTTCGTAATTCGTATGGCGCGAATTATTTGTATACAGTATAGGAGTGAATCATGTCCGAAATGAAAGTTATAATGGAGAATTGGGAGAGGTTTGTTATCAACGAGCAAGAGCCGACTATTGGTTCAAAAGCAGCCGGCGCACTGGGCAAAGTTAGTTCTTGGATAGCAAAAGGCTTTGAAAAAATGGATGATGTCGCTCGCGAAGATTATTGTGTAAAAAAGTTCCCACTACATTTAAAGGGGGAAGGAGACATACAGACATGGGGCGATATGGTTGCGTTGATGAAGTGTGGTATTGAGTACTCAGATAGAAAAAAAGTCTTAGGTAGGATTCTTGCATGGGTCCCAGGTTTAGGACCAGCTCTGCAGATGGTACAGGATTCAAATGACATGAGCCAGTTTATTACGAGGGCGTATCAAGTCGATGATGACGCCAGACCCTCGGGAAATTTAGGTAAATTGGACATGGACGATGAAGTAGCTGCCATTATCGATGATAAAGTTGAGAAAGAATTTCTTAAATTTTTGATAGCAGAACTCACAGCTACAAAAAACTTAGAACAGGATATCGATCCAAATTGGGATATTACTACAGCCCTGCAGGGACACCTAGCAAAAGCAAAGGACAGCAGGACGATAACCGGATTTGAGAAAGGATAATTAATAATGGAATTACTAACATTCATACTTTGCGCTTACGGCTTAACACAAATCATTGTGTATGGTACACTATTCGATAGAATAAGGCCCACAAAAGGAAAGCTGGGAAAACTTTTTAAGTGCCCAATGTGCATGGGATTTCATGTGGGTTGGTTTTTAATGCTACTTTCTCCCTTTACGGAACTATTTAGCTATGACGTTTCCGTCGCTAACTTTTTCCTACTTGGGTGGGTGTCGTCAGGAACATCTTACGTTTTAAATATGGTCTTTGGAGACCACGGAGTAAAATATGAACACAAACATTTGGACAAATAAGTGGATGCTACAGCCAGTCCGTCATTGCTGTAAGGGAAGTTAGCTATGGGTCAGAAACTTTTAAGAGAGTACTATGAGCTATGCGAAGGCGGTGTCTGTCAAGATTTATTGACGGAAGCTGAAAAGCGCTTTGTCGCTGACGGTGGTATGATTTTGAGTGGCAAGCTGCAAGAAGCAGACATTCAAAATGGAAACGGAAGAGTATATCCGCACAAAGTTTTAATGCGCGAGATGAAAAACTACAGCAAATTAGTAAGTGAGCAGCGCGCCCTTGGCGAGCTAGACCACCCAGATGACTCAGTTATTAATTTAAGAAATGCGTCTCACATGATTACGGAAGTATGGTGGGATAACAAGAACGTCATGGGTAAAGTAAAAGTCCTTAACACTCCCTCTGGTGGTATTCTTCGCTCCTTGGTGGAGTCTGGTGTTAAACTAGGCATCTCCTCGCGAGGCATGGGTTCTGTAAGTGAACAACAAGGACAGACCATCGTGGAAGATGACTTCCAATTGATTTGTTTTGACTTCGTGTCAGAGCCATCGACACCTAACGCCTTCATGATGAAGGAGGCAAAAGATCTACAGCCCACGAATATCCTCACGAAAGCAGATAAGATTAACAGACTGCTAAACGAGGTTCTCGATAATGAGTAAGAGCTGGTCAAGCTTTGAAGGACATCAATTGCTCCAAGAAAATTGGCGCAACTTTTTGTCTGAGGAGACCAGTCTCAGCGCCTCCGAAAAGTTTTTCAGTGATCCAGAGTTAGCCGATCAATTCGACAACGAAGCACTAAGCAGCTACCCAGACCTAGGCCGCGGCCTGACATCTGACATGGAAGGCTCCAATTCTTTAAAGCTTGTTCTCCAACAATACGCCTCCTTTTTAAGAACCCCCCAAAGGCAGGCAATAATTAATGTAATGTCTCAAATTGCTGACGATGAGGGGATTATGTTAGAATTAAGCTTGAAAGGTTTAAACAGCGAGCAAGATCGTATCATTGATTCAGCAGGAACCGCCGAACTATTAACTACGATTTCTAGCTTCGGACTCTCAGCGAATCAAAACAAAGCGCTTATAAAAGCACTAAACTATTGGGGACGCACAAACTCAATTAAATTTACTGCACCAGCTGCCCCGGCCCCTTCGGTTGTTGATGACATCGAAGACCTCCCGCCTGCAGACTGGGAAGAGGATGAAGAGCTACCGCCCGCAGACTGGGAAGAGGATGAAGAGCTACCGCCACTATCATACCCAGAGGAACCTTCTGGCTCATCCCCGGAAGCAGAAATTCCACAAAACCCGGATCCTCCAATGGATACACTTCCTGTAACCAGAGATCGCCCAAAGGATAGGGCAGTAAATATACAACAAATAAAGGGCCCGGGCGCCACAGAACCAGAGCCAGAAGAAACACGGCCTGAATTACAATTAGAACCATTAGAGCTATCCAGTTCGGATGAGCCAGAAGAGAAAACATTTGATGATACATTCGGGATCAATGATGGAGAGCCCTTCAAGCCAACACCCGAAATGGCATTAAAAACGATGATAAAATTCTTTGTGCCCGATTCGTCAGCAGGTCCGAAAGCCATAGCGAACGCCTTAAAAGTCGCCGAATACATATCAAAGAAAGGAGGCGGATTAGTTTTTCAAGACGCGAGAACTGATAAGTACACTAACGTGCCTAAATGGGATATCCAAGACGATGGCGCTGGCCATTTACCATACTATGGTGCATATGTTGCTCCTGAAGGGATCATGAATAGGCTCACTTCTTTGGCGAGAGACCCTCTTAAGTTTGACAGGGCTGAAACCATTTTTAGAAAAAAAGTAAACAATCAAGCAAAGATCAATTTAAGAAACTACATCGATTTACTTGAAAAAGAACAAGAAGCGAGAGAAGACATTCCAGACGATCCTGATGAGACTGAACTGCAGGAAAGTTTCAATCGTATGAAAACATTAGCAGGAATTAACCAGAGAGTATTATGAAAAAATCAGATTTAAAACAACTAATCAAACCATTAGTAAAAGAATGCATACACGAGGTTCTTATAGAGGAAGGGGTGTTGTCAAACATCGTATCCGAAGTTGCCCAAGGTATGCAAACAAGACCAATAGTGGAATCGCAAGCTCCGAAAGCACCTGCGCCAACTCGCGCTGCCGAAGCCCGCAAGATGAAAGAAACGCGCCAGAAAATGAACGCCCGCCGTAAAGAGCTAATGGACTCTATTGGCAAAGATGCGTATAACGGTGTTGATTTATTTGAAGGCACCGCTCCTATGACTCGCGAAGAGACCAAGGGACCTACAGGCGGCGCCGTTGACCTCGGTAATTCAAGTGATGCAGGCGTAGATATTAGTTCACTAGTAGGAGGCGCTTCACATGTGTGGAACGCAATGAAGTAGGAATAATGGCAAAAAAGAAAACCGCAAATGTTATCGTCCGCGCAAAAGAATGCCGCGGAAATCATGAGAGAATGATTAAAAGATTTATCAAGAAGACAAAGAAAGAGAAGATCGTTGAGGAAGTGAAGGAGCGTAGAAGATACACAAAACCTTCTGATGCTAAGCGCCACAAGCGCGAAAAAGCAGAGCGCCGCCGGATCCGAGATGAACAAAAACGTCAAAGACTACAACAAAGACGCAATAGAAAAAAATAGACACTATTTATAGTAAAGCTAAAAATTAAAGGAGTTTTGAATTATGGCAAATAATAGTCCCACAATGCGCTGGCCAGCAGAAGTAGGTATCAATCATGTGGGTG